TATAGACCAGACTCTATTACTATTTCATCAGACGGAACATCCTGGTTAGGAACAAACGCACCAAATGCATTATTGTATGGAGCTTTAGTAGAAGCTTATACATTTATGAAAGGTTCTCCAGATATTATGCAGAACTATCAACAAAGATTTGAAGCTGCAATAGATAGGCTTAAAAATGTTGGAGAAGGAAAAGATACTAAAGATAACTTTAGATCAGGACCAGTAAGAAGGAGACCAAATTAATGTTACAAACACAAACAGAAGTAATGGATGTACAAGTACATACCACAAATAATAAAGGACATGACCCTCAGTTTTGGGTCGATAGAGTTATGGAAAGATTACTTTCTGTGAGTGAAAATGCTGACCCTATTGTAAAAGAACAAGCAAAAGCTTTTAAAGATAGCATACAAGCATTATTATTATTTTATATAAACCAAGCAATTAAAAGCGATAGGTCTACTGTTGCAGGATTGTTAGATAAACAAGGTCATAAAGATATGGCTGATATTATTAGGAGACTTTAAATGGCTATAGCACAAGCAATGTGTAACTCTTTTAAGAAAGAAATCTTAACAGCTACACATAATTTTTCAGCAGGTACGCACAATTTTAAGTTAGCATTGTATACAAGCTCTGCTACTTTAGGTGCTGCTACAACTGTATATTCTGTTACTAATGAAGTAGCAGGAGCAGGATATTCAGCAGGTGGTGGTGCATTAACAAGTGTTACACCTGTATTAGATGGCTCTACTGCTGTCTGTGATTTTAACGACTTAACTTTTGGAAGTTCTAGTATCACAGCTAATGGAGCATTAATATATAACACAAGTGCAGCTAACAAGGCAGTTTGTGTTCTTGCTTTTGGTACAGATAAAAGCAGTTCTTCAGGAGACTTTACTATTCAGTTTCCTCCAGCAGATGCTGCCAATGCGATTATAAGGATTGCATAGTGGCAGATGTAACTG